CTACTTGTACTTTCCCACCACCAATATTAATGCCCGGAATTAAATTTATTTTATTGATCAGCCAATCAATACCCTCACCAATAATCTAAAAAAGTGAAAGGCCGCTCAAGTAATTTTTAAAGTCAGAAAACCACTGCGGAATTTTGCCGAGCTGAGCGATAAAAAAACTCACAGCATCGACGGATAAAAACAGAGGAGAAAATAAAAATTGTAAAAATGCATTATTTTCAACGCTTGCGCGAAAGCTTTGCCACTTTTGTACAAGCCCATCAAAAAAGCCGCTGACTGCGACGCTGACCTGATCCCAATGTTTAACGAGTAGCACCAAGCCCGCTACAACCGCCACCACACCCAACACAATCCAGGTTAAGGGGTTGGCAAGGAGCGCGGCTGCGAACGCCCAAGCACCGCTTGTGGCGGCGACTAACGCGCCCCCTAAGCCTATTAGGCCACCGACCAGCAGCAAAGAGGCTAAGCCGCCGATGAGCATGGCCACGCGCAGCGCCACAAAACTGAACCGCAAAATCGCCACCATTTTGTTGGTGAGAAATAATGTAAAACGCAATATCCCCATAGCCACACTCAGGCCTTGGGTAATAATGAGCCACAAGCCCTTAACAATCACGAGCGCACTGATCGCGGCCGTGAACGCAAAAATGCCGAGCGTGATATAACCAATCAGTTTTGCAATGTGAGGAAATTTGACAATCCACTCCTGCAAAATGACCAGATTTTTCGCAACCCACTCATAAAATGGTTTTAATGCTTTGAGGAGTACATTGCCAAAACTGATTTTCAGTGCGACGTTTGCCGCGCTTAAACGGTCAAGAGGATCCACCATGTCTTGGGCCATTTTCCTGGCGAGATCCATGCCTTTTGTATTGCCCAGATCTTCAATCGCTTTGCCTAGACTTTGTGTGTCCTCAATCAAGAGCGTGATGGTATCCACCGCGAGGTCAGACCCGAACGCATTTTTCAAAATGCCTTTTTTCTCCAGAGAATCTATCGCACCAAATTTTTCTTTGATGAGCGTTAAAATATCCGTCATGCCCAACATGCGACCACCTGAGTCAGTAAAAGATAAACCCAGCTTTTCTTGTGCGTCGCCCACTCCACCTAGAAAAGCGCTGTACTTTGTTGCGGCCTCGCTGCCGCTCATGGTGGCTTGCAGCTTTCCTAAAATCGCGAGCTGCTCATTTAAGCCCACGCCAAGCGACTGAGCGCCAGCGCCCAGCGCTCCAAAGGCCCCAGACATTTCATCACCTGTGGTTTTAAACATTTGCACAGCGAGCGCGGTTTGCCCTGCAAGCTGTTCAATCCAAGCGTTTTTGCCCATAGCCTCGGCATTTTTTTGAAAGATGCCATACATGGTACCCATGTAGCCCGTGATGGTGGCCGCGCTGGATTTTGTGCCCTTCGCGAGTATTGCCCCCGCCTCAGTAAAATTTGCAAGCTCAGTCTCCGACAAACCTGCGATCGCGGACTGAATGTCGTAGGCGCTTGCAACAACCTCTGCAGCAACGCCACCATACTCTGCGGAAAATTTTATCGCGGTTTTTTCTAACTGCTTCAGCGCCGAATCGGCAACCCCAAGGCTCGCGACCTCACCCAGCGCGTTTTGCATGCGCCGCGCGTCCTCAGTCACTAAATTAAGGGCCATGCCAACACCCATAATGCCGACGACGCCCGTTGCAATTTGCGCGTAGCCCGTCGCGACTTGGCTCACCATAGAATTCAACGCGCGCGTAATACGACTCGCGGGTTGTGTTACCCGATCAATCAAGTCAACGCGCATTAATAATCGTTCAAGGCGTGTCATGGTGCGTTATTGGTCTCCATAAAGTGCTCTTGCAAAGGCCGCCGTCATGCAGTCTTTAAAATGGTTATCGAGGTAGAGCGCTCTTGCCATTACATCAACATCACCACAGTCACTGTGCGGCAAATAATGTTTAGCCAGCGCCTCATAGTGACTGTAGATATTGTTTTTTAATTGCTCTGCAAGGCGCTCAATTTCTTTACCGCAAATTCAAGATCGGGCGTGTATTCCTCAAGCACTTTGCTTGCAATTGCAATTTCTGCTGAGGGGGTTTCCTCTAAAAATAACGTTAAGGCTTCGCGCGAGTCTGGCATTACCGTGAGCATTAAAAAATTGTGGCTAGGTTGCACTTTATTGGTCTGCGTAATTGCGTTGATATAGCTGTTGTAGCTATGTCTATCCACATTAAATTCAAAGGTGGCGCCGCTGCCAAGAAGTGAAATGGAAATAATTTGTGCATTTTTTCTAGCGGTTTGTTGAGACATAATGGTTTCCTATTTTAAAAAGGTAGTAAAAAATTTACTTAGTGAAATGTTCTTTCAGGCTGACCAACACCACCGACAGGACGCCTGTTATGGCCGTGGTCAGAACCACGCGAAACGCCATCTTGCCAATTTGCTCAGAGGCCAATCGCGTTTTGCGTAAATGTAAAAAGTCCGCTTGCGACTCGCGGGTATTTTCAGTGTCTATACCTAAGCGCGTGAGCATTTCTTCAGCGGTCTTTTTTGCCACCAGTGAGGCCAAATCCTCAAACTCTTTTTTGCTCATTTCGGTCATTGAGGTGGCTCCTCTGCTGTGGATACTTTACGATCCTGCAATAAAATATTTTGCGTTGTGTTGCCTGTGATGTACGCCCCCGTCAAACTCAATGCCATGAACTGATAGGTCTCTTTGTCAATGAAACCAAAGGCCAACAGCAGAATATTGACCAACATGGTGAGTGCGGTTAACAAAAATCGCGTGCCACCAAAAGGTGAAAAAATATGGGTTTGCTTTTCCACGTTACTACCTCATTCAGATGGCAGGCCTTTTTGTCTGCGCGCTTGTAAAACATCACCCTCGCATTCAACGCATCGGGTAACACCCCCCAGTGCTTGACGTGCTTTTGGTATGTCATCATCACAGTCTTTGCATTTAGACAGGCTTGGCAGATGAAAACGGTGTTTTCTTATCTGCGCATTTAGGGCCGTGTCATTTAAGATCGACGCCAGGCTGTTTGCTTGATCAACAATGTCAGCGGCCATTAGCGCAAGCTTTTCGTTTCACTGGGCTCTAAATAGGGCAAGCCATTCACGTGAATAAAGTCGGGTGAGGTCACAATATATTTCAGCTTGTGTTTTAGTGTTTCACCCCCTTTGGCATCCACTGCGACGAGATCTGCCGCCATCAACTTGCAGCCAAATATTTCAAGCTTAAAGCGTTCGTCGGTGGTCTCTGCGTTGGTGACAATGTCAAAGGGCGGCAAGCCTTTGAAACTGCCAGATCGCTTACCCACCTCAATGATTAAATTGAGATTGTTGGTGTCGACCTCGATGTCGCCCTCTGCGGAGGTTTCACCATCGATCCAGCCATTGGGGACGCCGCGCGTTTTGGCTACGGCAGTTCCATCGGAAATGGTGCAAGAAAACGAATCCACATGAACCATCATATCTCCCAACATAATGTCAACATCTTTACCACCAATACGCTTAGCCATGCTTTACCTCAACTTAAAAATGGTTCATTTTTTTATAAAAGAATTACAGCGTTTTTAAATCCAAAATAATGTTGGCCGTGATGGATTTTGGTGAATTGTAGGGCTGAATTTTTATATAAATTTCCACGTGCGTCCGCGAGGGCCAGACAATGGTGATACTGTCCTCACTGGGTGCCACTATGTCTCCAGGAAACACTTCACCCGCAAACTGGACACTGCGACTCATCTCGCGTAAGGGCCGCATAAAATAGGTCTTTGCCGCAGCAATGCTCCCAGGCGTTTCATTGAGCATCCGGTTCGCCACACGGCGGATCGCCAGTATTCTGATCGCACGCGCGGCCTTGTCGACGACACGCAAATGTTCAATCACTTGATAATCCCCTGCAGGGTCATCGAGCAGATTGCAGTCACCCCAATAAGTCCCTGGATAATCAACATAGCGCTGAGGCACACTAAAACGTTGCTGATCGAGCGTGCTGAGTACGGCAGAGGGCAAGGGTTTTAATAAAATGTCTGTGGGCACAGAATCCAAACCAATCACTGGGCCCGTCGCAACACGCATGGGCGAGTCGGCGATGCTCACCGCGCGATTGCACAGGCGGCCCACAAGCGCGCCGAGATCGTTGTTGTGGAGCAAGGGAACTACGCCCACACGATTAGCACTCACGCCTTCAGTGATGGCAGCCATCACCCTGAGGTAGTCCTGCCACGATTCTGACGGGGGGATAGAGCCATCAGCGTTGCCACTATTCTGATCTACCACAATGCCACGAGCCGCCATGAGCACAATCACACGGCGCGCGTATTCAGTGCGCAACACCTCTGAAAAATTCTGTCCGGCCATCAAATCCGCAGGGGTGGTTGCAGGCACGCACACAGCAATAATCTCTGGCGAGACATTGGCCGCTTCTATCGCGTGTAACGCAGCAGATTGCCAATCACTACCCGCCGCAATGGGCGCGGCATAAGCTTGCCAATTTTCACCCGCGTTCAACTTTGCTGCACCCAGTTGTGCGCGCAAGCCTTGAGTCATGCCAGGGAGTCCTGATTCAACTTCAGCTTCAGTTCGCGCGGGGATACTGCCCAACTCATCATCTAAATTCGACTGCGTATTGAGACTTAAAATTTTTCCGACATTCTTAGAGGCAACACCAATAAACAACGCGGTGCGCTCAATTTCAGGAAATTCACCCTGACCGAGATTTAAATTGTTAACTGCAACTTTACCTTGAGCCATGTTCGTACACTCGTTGGTTTTAAAAAATGGTTTAGGATTTAGGGATTGTGATTAATCGTGTTATCAAACACCTTGTTCACAAACTCGTTTATCTGTTGATTGGTTGCGCCTAAAAAAGGTCGCGCAGGAATTTTCGTTACCCATGTTTGCTTGGCTGTTTCATTGCGCAGGTATCTCAAGACCAACCCCGCCTTTTTTCTTGATAAATTGTCAGTGATCCAAGTCACCGTAGGCTTGCGCCATTTCTTAGTCCCCTTCACGCGGATTTTAAAGCCCTCGTTCCGCAGGGCTTTTGCTTGCTTTTTTGTGGCCTGCAATTGCGCGGCACTTAATCCACGCTCACGCGCCTGCATCTTGGCGGCGGTCATGGTTTCCATGAAACCTTCGCTTTGCTGAAAAGCGACCGCACCTTTAAAACTCACCTCTACTCCACTTTGATCAACAACATTCGCTGCGACCTGGCGATTAATGCGGCGCAACAATTTTCGATCATTGCCGCGCTTACGCGGTGCCCATGCCGTGCCGTCAAAACTTTTTTGTGCGCGCAAATTGCGGATCGATTGCCGTTTCAATTCGCGGCCAATACCACCCAACAAGCGACGGCGTTTTGCGGGTGGCAAGGCTAACATTTGCAGCCTTCGCTCCATGCTTAATTGCCCAGTGATATTGACTTGAAAATGCTGCACGCTAAGGTCTCTTGTAAACCAAATCGGTTGCCCTTTGTGGGCTATCACCAACACCGACAGAATCCGCTATGGCGATGTTTTTATCTTGTATGCTGTAACTAACACCACCTAACTCAATGAGTCCTCCCGCATCTGGAGCGCCGACAATGTCCTCCAAAAACGGGATCTTTATTTCAAGGTCAACCGTGTAGACATCCAGTGGTGTAATATCAAACGTTGGCGGTGGCAAATCATGAGCTTCACGGTCACTATCAAACGCAATTAACCAGCAACCCACCAACGCTAAAATAACGTCTGCACTCTGCGAATAACGCTCAATTGAAAAAATCGCGTCGTACTGAAAACGGCCAAATAAAATCGTTGGCCCTTGATTTTTTTGCGCATAGTCCAGCGAGCCATTCTCCATGTAAAAATCAAGCTGTTCACGGAGAAACAAATTTTTCTCAACGAGCATCTTCGCCAGCGCATGCATTTTTGCCAAGGCCATTAGAGTAGCTCCGCCGTGATATTTTCTGGCTTGTCTAGCAAGCGCCGTAGCGCGCGGTTGGCTTGCGCAAAATAATCATTCATGGTGGCGTCGCCTTCTTTGGCAAGGTTCTCTGCCTCAGCACGCTGATTGAGCGTGGCAAAGGCACGCACTAGCAGCGCCATTGCGCGACAAAAAACTGCGCGCTCGTATTGCATGACTTTTACATTTTTAGTGCCGATCATTTTTTCAGTTGTGTCCGCCAAGGTTACTGCGCCTTTTAAAACCCACTCTTGCACTCTATCGGCGAGCATCAAATTACAATCGGCTATCGCTAAGCGGATGTGATGCTCAATTAACTCTTGCTTGTATTCTGTGGGGACTCGGTAGACCAGTTGAAAATCACCGAGTTTTAAATCCGGGAAAAAACCATCGTTTTGAATGGTTGAATTTAAAAATGTCTCAGTTCTGCCGCTGCCCACAAAACTCATGATGGTGACTCACTGTTAATTCATAGTATTTGCCGTCGTTTCCAATAAGCCGCTGCGCAAAGTGGAAAACACCTAAAACAAACATCGTTTAACTGTTTCCACTTGCCAGCGCTCTCGGGGAGAGACGATTTTCCCAACTAGGCTGTTGGGTTCAATTTTTCTTGCACCTGCGCTAACAAGGTTTTAACACCATGCTTCTCTGGATTAACCTCAATACATTTTTTAAAAAAGTATTCCGCTTTCTGCAATTCTCCATCCTGCCTCGCGAACAAGCCCACTAACTTGTACAGCTTGTTTAAAATAATAGGTTCAATCACTAACCATGCTTTTGATTCCACCCGCAAAATGACATCGCTCAGATAAGGCTCTGCGCTGTGCCCTGCTTTAAACTGGCGCTGCGCCCAGTCGTGTATAGTCTCAACCACGAACGCGGCCAGTGAGCGAGAGAAGCCGCTTGGCATAGGCATTTGTTGAGCAATCGCTCTGTCTGCGTAGGCAATGGCTTTATCAATTTGATCGCTGTCCAACAGCCAAATGACAAAGCGCACCAAAGGCTCAAAAAGATGTTTTGCACCTGATTCAAGGTATTCATCAATAGTCGCTTGCCACTTAGGTATTAATTGTGTTTTTTTGAGTTCCGCCTTTTGCGCGACATCTTTAATTTGATGTAATGCACTTAAATCTTGTTCAAGCGCCGCAGTAATCACACCTTGCTGATTGCGCAAATTCACAGGGATTTGCGCGGGTGCCGCCAACACTTTTGCGGCGATGCCTTGCGCGTTATTGACGATTGCTTGTGCTTTTGCAAGGCAGCGTTGTTTGTGAGCAAGCGTGGTGAACATATGGCCTCGACAACTAAAAATAGTTAACACATTTAAAATGCGTTTTAAAAAGCCCACTCAATACGAGTGGGAACCTGCGTCCATGCTCATGACAGCCTTAAACCCAATCTGCGCCCGATTTGATTTTTACATTAGCAAATTCAAACCCTGCGGCCTTTTCTTCATTTTCCACAATGTAACCTTCATTGATGGATTGATAATCCTCTGTGCGATCACGCTTTGGATTGTCCATCACACTGCGACGCATACTGGTTTGTTGCCAGTAGATACTGAGGTTTTCATAACTGGTAATCAGCAAGCCGCGAGGCGGGAAACCTGTGGGTGTAGCAACGGGTAAATTGGCGTAAGTTTTGGTCACAAGGACGTTGGCGATACGCTCCTTCTCACTAGGCGTTTGGCCTTGCTTGTTGTAAAGCACAGCCTGTTCAGCCCCTAACAAATCGTTGCCGATGAACGCAACAAGATCATTATTTTTGCGGTGGATGGGATCAATCATTTGCAGAGCGGCGAGAACAGCAGAGTCCAAATTGGGAAAGTCGCCACCCTCACCAATTCGAATCTGACCGTCCTCAGAGCCTTCCAAAAACCACTGTGCGCCGGATCTAAACTCGCGCAGTTGTTGTAGCCAGCCTTTGTTTGCATCCTCGTTGTTAGGGAATGCAACTGCATCGGTGAAGGGGGCCGCATGCGTGCCATACCAGCCAAGATTGACCCGCGAGAGTGCTATGGCGTTGCGCACGTACTTCGCGTAGCGATCTCTAAAATCAGGGAACTTTGCCCAGGCATCAATTTTTTCGTAGGTGATGTGCGTGTCGTACTCTGTTTTAAAAAGTTCATAAAATTTATTATCCAGCTCCATCACATCGCTGGTTTGGCGCTCGCCGACTTTGGTGTTAGTGCGTTTCGCCAATAAGGGGCTTACCGAGCCAAAAATCTTTTCGCCCTTTAATTCATCAACGGGCATTACGTTGATTTTTGCTAAAAATGTTTCTTGCTCAACAATTTTATCCATGAGCTTTTGAGCAACGCTTGGCTCGATAGAAAATTGTTCGGCGACAGAATTCACGCCGTAAGTGCTCGCCATAGCAGTAAGCATGGCTGTAAATAATAATTTTTGTTTCATGGATATCTCTCCAGCGGACAATTTGAAAGGCTTAGGTTATTACCCTATTAACATTAACCCGCTACAAACACTCAGAGTCAGCGGGGCCAGTGGATTCTGTGGTTGTCGTTGAACCGGCGCCGGTCTTGATCGCTTCTTCCACTTTGGTGGACAACGCTGAGAATTTTTCGCAAAGCGCTTTGTGCTCTGATTCCAGCGCGGTAAATTTCTCGGGTGGAATGGCTGCCGGATCTGATTGTGGTTCTAGTTTGGCGGGCGTTAAGGCGCTGATCTTTTCCGCAACAACACCGAATTTTTCGGTGATTGCTGCGATGCTGGTGGCTTGGTCTTTGATCGCTGCTAAAAGTTGTGCGAATTGTTCTTTTTCCATCGTCGTTGCCTGCTCGTTGGGTTTAAATTTATCAATGATTTTTTCAAAAATGTTTTTGTCTTCCGGTTCCGCGCTCGATAGATCCAGCGGGATACCGTTGAAAAATTCTGTGCTTTTATTGGCTGAAAATTGCAGCTCTGAGGTACCTAAACTGGCGGGGCTATCCGTGATGGCCAAACCGCCCAAGTAGGTAAAGCCCTTGCCTGCAAAATTTTTATCGACCTCAATGCTTGTATGTGTGTACAAACCACGTTTGTTGGCCGCCACAAGGTCGTCGCTGGGCGCTAGGATCGCGAAGAGTTGAATTTCATCTTTAAGCAGTAGGTCAGTTGCTGGTTCTGTTTTTAAGGCCAGTACTTTGCCTTGAGAGCCGAAAAAGCGTAAGTGATCGGGCCAGAGTTTCGCTGAGAACACAGCGGGGTTGTAATTCTCCGCCATATCAGTCAGCCATTTTTTTTCAATGGTTCTGCCGTCTGCTGTGGGGCCGCTCGTTGCGATGGCAACCCAACCTGTTTTTAAATTATTTGGCATTCGCGCTACTCATCAACTTTGTGAAAAAATGTAATCTGTATCTGATGAGTGCACGATAATTTTTAAATCTGCCTTTCGCAAAGACTTCTATTCTATCTATTTTTTATTTTTTCAAATAAATGCAGATCTTTGAAAATATTGGAAAAATATTGAAATTCCTCTCAATAAAAAATATTTATTTACTTTTACACTGTTCAACATCTGACGCGACATTGTGCTCCACTCATGGTTATTGCCCCGAAGAAAAAAACACATCCTGTTGAAATAGTGAACGCAGCTCGCAGCCTTTTTTTGCGCAACACGCCTGTGACTGAAATAGCCGCTCAATTTGGTGTGTCTGCAAAAACCATTTATAACTGGCGCGAGCGCCATTGTTGGGATGATTTAATGCAAAAGGATTCCGCTGAGCAGGCGGTCAGCAATCGCCTAGTAATATTGGCTGCAAGGGAAAATAAAACGCCTGCTGAACTCAACGAAATGGATAAGCTCATAAGTCAGCTAGCGGCCTTTGCGGGTATTGCACTCACCAAAGCCAAGACAAAAAAAATCACAGACGGTGATTCCGCCTGCGGTTCTTCAGGTGAACGAAAATCACGCAAAGCTAAAATAGTAAAGAATGACGTTAGTCAAATAACGCAAGAAGCCTTAGAAGAAATTCGCAAGAAACTGTTTTGGAGTTATCAACATACCTGGCACGACAACAAGCACCAGCGTACTCGATTTATTCTAAAAAGCCGTCAGATTGGTGCCACCTATTATTTTGCCTGGGAGGCATTAGAAGACGCGATTACTACCGGCGACAATCAGGTTTTCTTGAGCGCGAGCAAGAACCAAGCCGACATTTTCAAAGCCTATATCATCGCTTTTGCGAAAGAGTATTTTGACATTGAATTAAAAGGCGGTGATTGCATCGTGTTGAGCAATGGAGCGCAATTGCGTTTTATATCAACCAATGGACGAACTGCGCAGGGTTACAACGGACACCTGTACATCGATGAGGTCTTTTGGATTCCAGATTTCAAAAAAATAGATAAGCTTGCCAGCGGCATCGCCTCCCACGACAAATGGCGAAAAACCTACTTTTCAACGCCGTCGATCAAAACACATGGCGCTTATGAGCTGTGGAGCGGTGAAAAATTTAATGATGGTCGCAAAACAAAAATTCAGATTGATATTTCACACAAGGCACTCGCCAATGGCTTATTGGGTGGCGATAAAATCTGGCGCAATATCGTAACCATAGAAGATGCGGCGGCGAAAGGGTGTGACAAATTCAACATCGGAAGACTAAAAGACGAATTTAGTGAAAGTGATTTTAACAATTTGTTCATGTGCCATTTCTTGGAGGCAGGTTTATCCGTTTTCAAACTCGGCGATCTGTTGGCAGCAGCGGTCGACTCCAATGTTGTGTGGGTTGATTTTAAACGTAGAGAAATTCGCCCTTATGGAAATCTGCCTGTCTGGATTGGTTAC